ACTTGAGTCTTCCTCCTCCTCCAGTGCCATCTTGTTCATTGAGTACAATTCCTATTTCACCTTCTTGCAGGGCAGGATTAATTTGACTCCAGTTGAACTCAGTATCTCTACGAAGTCTTATCCTGCGAACTGTCATGCGTTACCTCCGTCTATATCAAACGCATCCACATAATCAGACTCAGAGTCTGCAAATCCACCATCGATTACTGCATCAATAAATTCTGTGTTGGCTACTGCCTCCCATTTATTGATTTGTGTATTGTACTGGAGTATTGAAAGATCAGCAGGATTTGATGCGTCCACATCTTCAATGTCATCAATCGCACGGACTGCACCTTCTCCTAATGGCAATCCATTAAGATCACCAGAGATGTTATTGATTACCGCATTCTCGATAGTAAGAGTAGGGTACTCTGTTGGAAACTCAATGTCTGGAGTTACTGCCTCTTGAAACAAAGTAGGGCGGTATTCTACACCAACTACTGGGCGAGCAACTGTTACTCTGGGACTAGTTGCCATAATTCTGAGTACCCCTTCCTGTGCCTACAAATGCTTCTATCCCCACGCTTTTAAGGTCTACACTTCCACCAGTGGTCTCAATGTCCACGGATGCTGAATATCCTCTTTGCCGAATATTAAATCTGGATAGAGTGTTAACTGTTCCATTGGATGCGGATTGCCTACTAATCACTGATGTGTCTGGTGCTTTGGTATGCACTTTTATTTCCATCTGTGAGTCTCCTTCACTGGAATAATTAAGTGATCCACGGACAAACTTTTTTACATCTCTTGATTGCAATGAATAGTCTCTAGTTCTGATCTTGCTCTTGATTGGAACTCCATTGTCAGAGTCCTGCGAGTTGTAAATAAACAACTCATCTCCTGTAAGGATATAGAGGTCTGGCCCTAAAGTTTCCATGTCCAGAATCTGGAAATTATTATAAGTAAAAGTATCAATCGATTCCCAAACAGAGTTCAATGAGTTATAAACTGCAATAGCATTAGGGAAAGCTGCACCATCAATTGGGAACGCAAAGTAAACTCTATTCCTGTGGTACTTTACAATGCACCTTTCAATCTCATCCAAGTTTACTCTCTCTATAAATGGAGTGATCGGCTTAGATAGTGGTTGCTGATCTAAAGTAACTTTTGAAATTGCGATACCAAGACCTTTGGCTGGGTCAGAAGAAGGAACTAATACTTGGACATTACCTTCACTTGAAATGAAGTAAGTGTATGATCCGTTTTGTGCGAATGCTTTTTTCCCTGCTATCCCAAACTGTCTGCTAATTTCATAACTCGCAGAGTTGCCTTCCAATGCGTTTACATTGTTGATTAAGTGAATGCTTTCTTTGTTGAAAACAAGAACTTGTGATTCCATGAATGGAGCGAATCCAAGAGTGATATCACTTGTACCTTTGTTTGCGTAAAAGGTATTTATTGGAGAAAAAGTATTATTATCAAAGATGTCCGAAAACGCCACTGTACTTGGAGAGTCATCGTAATGAGGGACAACTATCCTATTTGCGAAATACATGCCGAACGGGGCATTCGGACAGGCAAAGAAGTTTTCTCCAGTGTTGCTTGGTTCTTCTGGCAAATCTATTATTAAAGAACCTAGTTGTCCGTCCCATACTTTAGGTCTTCTACCTCCAGAAAAAAGTATTACTTGGTCAAATGCCTGTATGCCAAAAACTTCATCCGACTCCGCAAATGGTGTAGAAAGTGATTGGTCTATTGAGCTATAATCTGACCACTGGTAAAAAACATTAGACCAAACTTGGTCATTGTTTGAGTAGTCTGTTGATATGTCAGTTGATTGACTTCCGTAAATTTGACTTGGAGTTATTACCAATATGTCTTCACGATTATTTACTGGATCGAGGAATTTTACTAACGACTTTCCGTTTCTAAAGTCTCCTACTTTTTTTAATCCTTTGCGTGAAGAAATTACACCTTGGTTGATTCTTACATTTTCTGCTACTTGCAGAGTACCTGCTTGCAGGAGAACTGGTTCACTCTGTTGATCAAGACCCATGAAGGCAGGATCACCATCCTCCATGAATGGATCATCAAGTTGACCATGTGAACGGAAACGAGGCATCTATTTCTTTTCCTTCATTGCCTTCCAGTTGGCATAAAGTTTCTGTGACAATATTAAGATTGTCAGCACTCCTGTAATTGTAGCCAGAGCAGGATTTACTAATTCGTTTAAAATAATGGTAGTGCCTGTTCCACTTGCACCTAAAATAATAGTTGGATTTAAGTCATTCATCGTCTTGGTGATGGTGCAAAGTAAAACCCTAGAATGCCCATTAATGCTCCTTGTGCCATAAAGGCGAGGTGTCCAGAAGAGAGGACGATTGGGTCTTGGGAGGCAGGGAACGAGATAAGACCCCAGAGGATTTCTGTTGTACCTTCTCCACTTGCGTTTGTGACGCTGAGAAAATTTTGGGTGGGAAAACAAACGCACAAGATGTAAGCAGTACAAAAGGAAGCAGTACCCATAATTGCCAAAATTCTCCTCGTCCAAGCGGTGAATTCTCCAACACCTTGCTTGCCCAACTCTGCTTGTAACTTAATGAAGTTATCATTCGCTCGGCACTCTCTTGCCAGTTCCATTTCGTGCTTCTGACGCTTGCCTTCAAAGATAAAGCCAAACACCCCTTTAAGCAAAGCACCAATGGCAGTAGCACCACCGCCCCCAACAAGCATAAGCAAGATTTCACCCATAGCTTCACTCAATCCCTCCGAATCGTAGTTCCTCTAATAGTTCCTCATGCTTGAGTGTTTGCTTCTCCAGAGATTCAATTCTCATAAATTGTTCCATATCGTCTGGTAATGCACCGATAGTGCCTTTCGGCCAGTTTTCCGTGAAGAAGCTATTGCGTTCTACAGAATGTTTGAGCCTTTCTATATCAAGTTCTAGTGCAGTTATCTGTGCCATAATTGAAGCAAATGACCATACACAAAACACCACTCCTCCAATCAGCTTTAAGGCAAAGCCAGTATTGGTTTTCAAACTAGATGACTCTGTGATTCCTTCGGACATGGTTAGAAAACCCACCCCCCTCTAAAGAGGGGTGGGCAAACAATAATATGAATAACTAAACACAAATTAATCCATAGTGATGGTGAACCCAGAGGCTGGGATTTTAAAGATGTCACCACTTTGGATGTTTGCAGATGCATTCAATGTTGCGAACAGGAGTAAGTTTCCACCAGAGGCCGCATCATATAATGCGATATGTGTAACTGTCCCCCAGTTTGATCCTGCATCAGCAAATGTAAATGCAGACGAATTGGTTGCAGTACCAGTCGATCCAACTGAGAAGTTGCCTTGACCAGTATCACCAATTCTCACTCTTGAGTAGTTCGTTCCTGTTACTTCAGTTCCACCACCAGCGTCAGACGGAGCAGACTTCATCAAGGCAATGTAAGGTTTGCCAGAGAAAGTCACATTACTCCCACCCAGTAAACCAGTGAGGAATTTGTTTTCTAAGAAGTTAGATGCTTGTGCCATTTTTTGTGTCCTCCTGTGATTAAAGTGCGGAAACTACGAAAGCTAACAACTCGTTGTAACGAACAGAATATCTCACCTCTTCTTCTAAAGTTGCACCTTCAATTTCATTGCCATTGTCATCTGGGTCAACTTTTTCACCATGTGATTGAGTTACCCCAGTGTGAACACCATTAACCATGACTTTCCAGACAGTGTCTTTACAGAGCAATCCGTAACGGAAACCATCAAGTCCTGCATCAGAAAATGCTTGCTCAACCTCTTGTGCGATAACACCAATATGAATACGAGCATCATCCCCCTTTTGAGCAACCGCATCCTTGAAGCGATATTTTTTAATTAATCCCTTTAATGCAACTGCAACTGATTTTTCTGCATCACTTAAATCCTCAATGTCCTGCTTGGCGTTTACATCAGATGTATCAATAGAACCAGTTGTCGCAAATACTGTTGCCCATCGATGTGAGGCAACACCAAGGTTCATTCCTCCATCGAAATAATTTGCAGGAGTCAGTGACCTTTGCTGACCATTACTGGCCGCATTGAGATATAGCCCTGCAAAAAATCCAGTCGCTTGTCCAGCACTCAGAAATTGTTGAGTTCCCCCACCATAATCAGATTGAGTAAGATCCTCTGCTTCATATTGCAAAGTAAAGGTTGTACGCATATTAGCTTTCTGCGTCTGTATTGCAGTCTGATATGATTTAATATTTGAGCCAACTCTCTCTAGGTTAGTGTCACTTGATGTGCCAGTGTACGCAATAGTTCTGCCAGTAACCCGATACCCAAATGTATCAGTAGGGGTATCATGCTTATCGGATGCCAAGTGTAATGATACATTATTAGGTACATCTGTTTCAGTGGCCGCAACTGCGGTTGAGTAAATTCGGTGCGCACCTCCTGCACCTACTTGCTTACTTCTAAAATTCAGATTGGAACCTTGATCCATGTAGATAACTTTGTCCCCATCAGAAGTCATTGTATTAATAACATCAGATGTATCTAAATTTACTAGGTCAAGGGCCGCACCTATTTTATAGACACCAAAAACTGGGTAACTTCCAAGTTCTGAATAAGCACCACCATTTCCGTCAGAACCATCAGTGTTCTCGTAAGTTTTTAATTCAAGGATAGTTGCGGATTGTGTGAATTTATTAGGGTCATTTGGGCCAGCATTTTTCCAAACGCCAGAAGTTAACGCTGAGCTACTAACTCCAAAGTTCCATGTAGACCCTGCAGTTTGTGCAGGAACATCTTCTTCCATGAAAAGACCTGTGGTTGCACCCTTCATAATAACAGATGCATCACCACCCTCAGTAGTCTGAGTTGATTCAAGATTTATTATAGCATCTGCACCAGATACTATTGATAACTGACCTTGCATCGAAGAACCCAATGAGTTTGCTCCACCAATTCGATACTGATCTTGTCCATCAGCGGCCCCACCAGAAATTTCAACCAAGTCGTTGAAAGAGTTTCCGTCT